TCTGCCATGATCTAGTCACAGAGAATGTAGAGGCTACCGTAGATCTTTTGCTAGGCTCCTGTGCCCTTGCTGGGATTCAGGCACCTACAAATAACCGTATTGACGGCGGGCACAGGGATCAAGTCCCCATTGCCTACGCTATAAATGAGCTTAGGGCTACAGAAGTGCATGTAGTTGTTGCTGACCCAGTGCAGCAGTCTATGGGCACGTGGGCTAGGTGGAGCTTCTTCCCGATATTGTCGATTATGCTTAGAGCCCTTGGTTGCATGATCAATGAAATTTTTAGAAGCGACCTAGATAGATACAAAGATAGGGTAAAAGTTTTTGCCCCTAAGATGCCGTTGCCCTATAGTTCCTTAGAGTACAACTCTGCCGACATTCAAGAAGCTTTTGAAGAAGGCTACCAGGAGACGCGTGATGCTTTATCAATGGCTTAGGGTTTTAAAGCACAACGGCACTACGCTCACTGATTACAGCATAGAGGCACAAAACGACACTGTTCCCGCTGCCTTAGTAGCTGCTAGCGATTACTTGTATATTGGGCAGTACTACCCGTTCAACAATATCTATTTTGAAGTAGGTACAGCCAACACAAACGCTTCGACTGTCTCTGTAGAATACTGGGATTCTAAGCAGTGGCGTTCAGCAGTGGACATTCTAGATGCTACTAAAACCGCAGGCGTTCCATTTGCTAAAAATGGCGTGATTCAGTTCTCTCCTGATATTGACTACAACTGGACCCAGGTTCGAGATACTTCAAAACAAGACACTCCGACGCACCTTCAGAGCCGAGAGATGTATGACCTATATTGGGCTAGGGTTAAGGTCAGCGCGGACCTATCTGCGGGGACGGCACTAAAGCGTGTGGGCTACTGCTTTAGCACAAATGCTATGCTTGCAGGGATTGACCCTGAGGTTAATCAATACCTTGTGCCATGGGGTGGAAGCGGGAAGCTAAACTGGGATGAGCAACTACAGCTTGCTTCGTTGCATCTAGTTGCTGACCTTAGGTCGCGGCAGATTGTTGTGCATGCTGGCAACATTTTAAGGTTTGATGACGTGGCCCTTGCCGCTGCATACCGCACCTTGGCCCTGATCTACGGTCCCCTTGGCCCCGCCTTTGATGCCCGTAGAAAGCTTGCTCTAGAGGAATATGAGCGTCTTCTTAACGTAAAGCGCTTTACCATAGACGTTGACACTAATGGCCGTGTTGACCGTGGTGAGATCAACAACACAACTGGGCAGATGATTAGATGAGCGCAATTAGCCAAGCCTACGACGCTATTGAAACCGTTGTTACAACCGCCCTGCCATCTGCTAGCGGGTGGGCGCAGCTAATTAATCCATACGTACCTGAAGCAAACGACGATCTTACGTATGAAAAAGCTTGGGGCATTGCATTTGGTCCGGGCCAGAATACTAACCGCCAGGTTGGTTGTGACGTAAGCATTCAACGCAGCTTTACTGTGACGCTATGCAGGAAAACATATGCGGGTACGTTAAACAGGGCGCCGGAGCAACTTTCTGCTAGGAAAACTGCTGAAAAGGCTCTCTTTGAAGATCTTAAGATTATCATCAATGATCTTGAAAAAAGCCCGACAACAAACAGTTCAAACCCTATAATCAAGACTAGCTATGTCACTGACTCTGGGCTTGAGTTTGTGCGTGGGGACAGTCAGAATTTGCTCATGATTCGCGCAGAGTTCCAGACAGAATATTTTGAAGTTCTAACTTAAGGAGGGCCAAGCGATGGCCGAAACCACTAGAAAATCAGTCCTTGCCATCAAAAAAGAAGTCACTGCCGGCACTCCTGTGATGCCCACTGCTGGCACTGACTTTGTCGCTCTTCAAGAAGGCTTTGAAATGGTGCCTTCGTTTGAGACTCTAGACAACGTAGAGCTTTCTCCTAACGTTGGCTCTAAGGCCCCAATTCTTGGCATCGAAGCCCCTACCGCTTCTGTATCTCATTACTTCCGGCACTCTGGCGTTGAAGGCACTGCTCCTAACTACGATGAGCTTGTCGAAGCTGCCATTGGCGAAAAAGTAGCAGCGCACGCTACTGAGCGTCTTCTTGACGCTGGTTCTACTGCCGGCACAAGTTCTACTGCCGCAACGCTACAATTCCTTGCTGGCCAAGGCGCTGATTTTCAGCGCGGTAAAGCAGTGCTTGGTAAAGATTCTGTAAATGGCTACTTTATCCGCAATATTGAATCCATGGCTACAGACCTTGCAACACTCGGCTTTAACCTTGCTGGTGCTCCTGCAGCTGGTGTGGCTACTGGCCGCGCTGTTGTCTACAAGCCTTCTGACACCCCCCCTTCTCTTAGCCTTGCTCTTTATCGTGGCAACGGCGGCGCGCTTGAGGTGATGGGCGGAAGCCGGGTGAGTGAGCTTAGCCTTGAGGCTGTTGCTGGCGAACTTCTCAACATGTCCTTCTCTCTTGAAGGTACTGTTTATCATTTTGACCCCATTGAGATTACTGCCAGCACGGACACCATTGACTTCAATGATGGCGGTGTGAAGGTCGCAACCGTTGCAAGCAAACTCTACAAAGACCCTCATGAGCTTGCTGAAGCACTGCAAATTGCAATGAACGGCGTAAGCTCTGGCATCACCGTTGTCTATAACGATAGCGGCGCCTCGGCTGGCAAGTTCACCATTGCTAAGGCATCCGGCACGTTGTCACTGCTGTGGAGCACGGGCGCTAACACCGCTCAGACCATTGGCACTAAGCTTGGTTTCTCTGTGGCCGCAGATGACACGGGTTTCCTGACCTACACCAGCGATAACGCTCAAGTATGGTCTTCCCCGTACACCCCTAGCTCTGATAGCAACGTGAACCCCCTTGTTGTTAAGGCCTCCGAACTTATGATCGGCGACTTTGATGATTACGGCTGCAGCGGTGCTCAAAGCTTTACGCTTACTGTGACCAACACTCTTCAAAACGTGCCTGATATCTGCGAAGAATCTGGCATTGCTGAAAAGCTTCTTGCTCAGCGTGAAGTTGCTGCTGACGTTGTACTCACCTTGTCTCGCCATGACGCTGAGAAGTTTAAGAAATTCCGCAAGGGTGATGACATTCGCTTGGCCTTTAACGGCGGCGTAAAAGACGGCGGTCAGTGGGTTGCCGGTCGCTGCGTTAACGTGTACCTGCCTCAGTGCAAGGTTTCCGAGTACTCGGTTACTGACACTGACGGCATTGTCACCATTGAAATGACGGTTACGGCCTACGCCCCTGCCTCTGGTGCGGGTGAGGTTTACGTAAACTTCGTTTGATAGAAAGAGACTAATGAAAGTTGTAGTTACTCCTGAAAGTTGCAAGGGTGAGGGCGCAAAGTACACTGGTACGGTGGAAATGCGTCCTCCCTTTATCGAAGAGCGTTGGGCCTATCTTGACGCTGTAGGCCTAGTGGATGCAGGTGAAGAGCAGGCCAAAATGCCATCTAACCTGACGTTCACTAAAGCTATCGTTAAAGAACTCCTCCCGAAGCTAAAAGATCACGTATCTGCTGTGGATTTGACCCATAAAGAAAGCGGTCAAAAACTAGCGTCACTTGATGAGCTGCGGGCTGACCCCGATGCTCAGGGAGTACTGCTAGAGCTTGGCATGATGCTCATTAAAGGGTTTCGTCCGGGAAAGCCCTAACGGCTGCCATTAGAACGGCGGCTGCCGCAGCGTATCATGGGCGAGCATCAGCAGTTACACTTGGTACTGTTGTAATCAGCGAGTGGAATTCTAGAAAAGCCCTAGCTGAAATGGGGTATGCTTGGCGAGAACCTTTGACTTGTTTTAAGGCTGATTGCTTTGGCATAATCGAAGATGAGATGGCCAAACTTCAGCGCAAGGCGCTGAAAGGGGTTAAGGGTGGCTCAAGTTGAGATTGACCTATTACTAGAAGCCACGCAGGCCCTGCAGTCGATAAAGAATTTTTCTGCTGAGGCAAATAAGCAGCTTAGTAGCATCAATACTCGCACACTTATTGGCGCGTATAACGACGTTAAGTCCGCTATCAATGATGTTGCGGCTGCGTTTTCTGCTCCAATTAAAGCCGCCCTTGAAGCAGAGGATTCTTTTAACCGGCTAGAGTCTTCTCTTATTGCTGCAAAAAACACTGCCCCTGGTGTTGCTGAAGGCCTTGTGCAGTTTGCAGAGGGTCTGGCTCAAGTCACTCGTTTTTCAGATGATGCCATCATCTCAGCTACTGGGCTTTTGCAAAACCTTGCCCCTCTAACACAGCAGGGACTTAAAGAAGGCACACAGGCAGCAATTGACCTAGCCGCCGCATTCAAGATTGATCTTGATACCGCCATTCGTGCTGTTGGTAAGGCCGCAAATGGTGAGGTTGCAGCGCTTACTCGCCTTGGCCTTGAGATTAAAAAAGGCAAAACTGACGCTGAGACTTATGGCAACGCACTTGAAGCATTGTCTCGCATCCAAGGCGCTGGTGTACGGGATGGTAAAACATTCTCCGCTTCTTTAACTCAAATAGGCGGAGCGTTTGAAAATCTTCTTGAAGAGATTGGCCTTGTCGTTATCAAAAACCCACAGGTCATTGCTGCTTTTCAAGACATCAAGAATGCAATTATTGCACTAACCGCTGAAGTAAAAGCCGCTGGGCCTATTCTGTCCGAGTTAGTTTCATTCATCGGCAGCGGCATTTCGTTAGCTGTAAAAGCTGTATCAGAGTTTATTTCTGTTTTTAGAATCGGCTTCAATGAAATTGAGCGCATAGTTTTTGCTTCAATATCTTTTGTACTTGAACAGCTTTCAAAACTAACGTCGGTATTCTCTGGACTTCCAAAGGTCGGGGATTTCTTTGCCGATATCAATGCACAGCTTCAGCGCCTTGCTGTTGTAACGGGCAGTGCCGCGACAGCTTCAGAAGATGCAAACAAAAGGATTATCGGTGCCGCAAGCACGGCTGTAAAAGGAATTCGTGCTGTAGCGGCTGAAGTCTCATCGCCAAACGCTGCGGGGGATAGGTTCCTTGCTGGTGCCAGGAATAATGTAAAAGACGTTTCTGCCGAGCTTGAGAAACTAAAGAAAGACCTTCGTGGTCTTGATGCTATTGGCGCTGCAAAAGAAATTCGCAAAGAGCGCCTTGCAATTGTTGATGCTGCAGCCGCTCAAGAAAAAATCAGCATTGTTGAGGCCGCTAAACTGCGGGCCGATATTGAGAAAGATTTTCAAAAGTCTCGCATTAAGGCTGAAAAAGAGCTTGTAGAAATACAGCGTAAAGCTGCGCAAGAACAGATTGATGATGCCAACGCGCTGCTCTCTCAGCTTCGTGGTGAGCGTCGCCAGGGTGGGCAGCGTGGTGATACTGCAAGAGTTAGCCAGGGTACCGGCCTTGCTGTAACTCTCGCAGAGGGTGCCAATCAGCTGCTAAAAGGTGCCGAAGGAGCTGCTTCTGTACTTAAGGGGCAGGCTGCTAGCTTAGCAGTTGGCGCGTTGACCGCTGTCATTGGCCCCGCTGCACAAGTTGTTGGGCCACTAGTTTCTGAAATTGTAGGCGCTCTTGCTCAAGGCCCTGCAAAAGTGCGCGAGATGGTTACTTCCTTTATTTCTAGCATCCCTACGATGATAGAAAACATTTTGCTTTCTATTCCTGTTTTGATTGAAACCCTAGCAGAGCAACTTCCTCTGGCTATTGAGCGTCTCATTGAAAACGCTCCAAGAATCATCACTGAAGGGATTCTTCCTCGCATCCCTGACATCATTGTAAAACTTGTAGAAGGCATGGTGAGGGCTAGCGCGGAGCTTTCGTTTAGAATGCCTCTAGTGGCAGCGCAACTTGGAATTTCTCTAGCTGCAGAAGCGCCGATGATAGCTGTAAAAACAATTGACGCTTTTGTAAAAGAAGCTCCTAGATTTATTACCGAACTTATAAAATCCATTCCATCGGCCATTGGCGGCGTAGGGGGCTCCATCGGTGGAATTGGCGGCGGCCTTCTTGGCGGTGTTACCGATGTGTTTGGCGGCATCGGAAGTGTCTTTGGGTTTGCTGATGGCGGCGGTGTAAATATTCCCCCTGGCGACACCCTGTTTGCTGGTTTTAACGCTAGTGAAACCGTCATCAATAAGCAGCAAACTGAGCGGTTCAATAGACTTCTAGATCAAATTGAATCTGGAAGACTTGGTCAGGGCGGCGCTAGAAACGTGAATGTCACCCTGCAAGTTGGGCAGCGCGAGCTTGCAAATGTACTTCTTGATCTATCTCAAGCGGGGTTTAGAACCGTATGAGCAAGTGCGTAAGACTGCATACAAACAATTATCTAGATCTAGAAATTTTAGCAAATTCAGACGCATCAAGCGCTCAAACGGCGTTCCCAGTTGTAAACGCATACAATAGAAATAGGCGCTCTAAAGTTTGGCGATCCAATGGCTATTGGAAAGTGACTTCTTCAAATAATGGGATTGAGTTTCGGGAAAACTCTGGTGGCCCAAACCTGTTAGCCAGTATTGCAACGGGTGAATACTCCAGTGTGAGCACTTTTCTAACAGCTGTTAAAAATGCCCTTGATGCTGCAGGGGCTGCAACCTACACGGTGACTCAAGACGGGGATTTCAAGATTGTTCTAACCAGTAACCTTGGCGGCGGGGCTACGGTGTTTCAGCCACGCTTTGCACAGGCGGCTAGCACTGCAGCTAATATCCTTGGGTTTGATACTGTGGACCTTTCAGGCGCGTCCACATATACAGCGGACGTATTGCGGATAAATGGCGGAGAAGAATGGATCTTGTGGGATTTTGGGCTGCCCACTAACCCTGATTCGTTCTTTCTCATTGGCGCAAGAAATAGGGCGCTAAAAATTAGTCCCTCTGCAACGATTCTTTTGCAGGGGAATGAGACTAATTCTTTTACTACGCCGTCTTTTTCTATGCCACTCACCTATGACGCCTCTGTTATCGCAGCGGTGTCTGATAATGGGTTCCATACGGAGCCGCTTAGATATTGGCGCGTAAAATTTGTAGATCAAAACCCCTTTGGCTACATTGAAATCGGTGCCATGAGCCTTGGAAATTATTGGGCCCCAGAGCGCGGCGGCGCTCAGTTTCCTCTAGAAGTGCAGCTTATTGACCGAACAGAAACCGTTCTTTCAGAGGGCGGCCAAACTTTCTCTGACATAAAAGAAAACACAGCTGGTTTTGGGCTGGAATGGCGTGCATTTACAAAGCAGGACAAGGAAGATCTTGAACAAATTTTTGAAGAAGTAGGTACTGGCCTACCGTTCTTCCTCACGCTTGATTCTATGCAGGGGTATTCTACTAGCCTTAGTAAGGCGGTAAGATACGTGAAGTTTAAATCTGCGCCGAAGTTTTCCCTGGTTAGTCCGAATAACTACAGCGTTACTACCGACTTTGAGGAGCAGCTCTAATGGGTTGGAAAGTTAGGGCGGCTAGATTTCTAACTACAGAGTTGAACGGCACTACGCTTGTTT